CCCCTTGAGTAGAGGGCTCTGAAACAAAATCAAAGCAGATAAGCTGGAAGTCGTCTTCAACTATAGTCCTTCCTTGTGATTCGTGGACTGATCCAAGGCCTCGGGAAGAAATTCCGAGCTTTACTCCGGCTTCCACCAAGGACTTAAGGACTTGGCCCGAAGGTGTGTTGAGTACCTGAACCTTCCCCATAACATCGTTTCCGTCCCACCAAACATCGGTGACCATATGAGATGCATTCTTGAGATTAACCACAGAATCTTCTGGATGGTCTAGTTCTCCGAGGGCTCTTCGTTCTTGAACTATTTTTGTATAATTCTTTAGTTCTCTTTCAAGCACTGTTCGAGGGTAAACTCGCCCGTTTCCATTTTGGGCCTCTGCTCTCTGCATTACGCCGGTAAGGAAAACAGCCTTGTTCTCTCGAACGAGTCTCTTTTCGTCTTCTGTAAGAAGGTCTTGGCAAACACCGCCTTCACAAAGTTCATAATATTCTCTTAATAAATACTTGCTCATTTTAATCCTTAAATGCGGGCGTTACCCGCTCGTCCATGCTGCCTTTACAGCAACGTCTAACTGGTTGAAGCATCCACTTCTGTGTCAATTGTTCGTTCATCTCTTGGTCTTCCTTCATTCTTAGCGTCCCGCCATGTCTGTTACTCTTGCCACCTTCAGGGCCTGATATAAGGCTCCTGCTCGGGCGGTCAACTGTCCATTCTGGGCGGCAGACGCCAGAATATTCAGAATGTCAATTACTAATTTTCTTTCTTTGTTGTCGATCCCTTTGGCACTTGATAAAGTCTGAATCATTGCCATCAATTCTGGTCTGATTTCCGAAGCTTGAAGAGAGGCTTGGCCCGGTTTGTCGGCGGGATCCAATTGAGCTTGAGCGGCGTGGTCGCTCTTAACCTGTTGGACGTCTGTGGCTTGGAGTCCCCGTGGGCCTTCTAACAAGGTCGAGGACATTTCTTCCATAATCATTCTTTTAAGGTGCTCTTTAGTTATTTTCATTATTTTGTACTCCTAACTTTTATTCCGTCGTCATCCACAATCATGTTCAGCAAGTACGAAGTTCCAGCACTTAATGAACCTAAAAGCAGAAAATTGATAAAATTATAATCAAAATTAAATAGTTCCGTCGATTTGTTTATTCCACATAAGAATACACCGACCCAGAATCCCGTACACATGGGGCAATGAAGCAATTCACATAACCAATCCGCCTTTGATGAAATAAACTTTCTAGGGAGTTTAAAAAGGTGGCTATACACAATAATGGAAGTTATGCCATAAGAGCATAAGATAAAGTATATAAGCTCCATTTATTCCTCGTAACGATAGAACGATGTCATTCCATATGGCCCACGAATATATCCGGGACGTAAGGAACCTTTTTTAGCTGTTTGTGGGACGTCTCCGAGATCTGTGGAATGCATATCATCGGGATCGGTAAGCTCCTTTTCCCATTCATCCTCTAGCTCGTGGTATTTACGGAAATACGGTTTCTCTTCCTGAATAAACTTGTTAATAATGTTAAGTGCCACTTGTGGGGCACTCACCCCTTCTTCAACTGGCGTCGAAACCGTCGCTTCAAACGAGCCATATACAGAACCGCCCTTAACCGTATCGGGATTAATAACACCTTTTTTCCGAAGAAAATAAAAAAATCTGTCTTGTGTCGAATAAACTCGGTCCTCCATCAAATCTTTAGGAAAAGCAATTACTTTGTTTGTTTTAGGGACCAATACAATATCAATGTCCTCATGATCAAAAATCATTAAGTTGCCATCAAGGCTCCTTCGAATATCAAGTTCTAGAACTTTCTGTGGTTTTTGTGGAGCGACTTCTTCCTCTTTGGGCTTAGCGCTTTTTATTTCAACATCAATTGCCATCAGTAATAATCTCTCTTGCCAAGGCCTGAACCTTTAAAACTCTTTCCACCAGGGCCTTCTCTACTTTTTCATTTCTAAAATTATTAAGCATTTCTAGAACTTTCTTTGTTTTCTCCACCATATTATTATCAGCCTGGACTTCGCTCATGTTTAAAGATTTTTTAACAACACTTTTTAAACGGCCCACTTCCTCATTTAAGTATACTTTAAGATCCAGACCATTATCGGCAAAAGAAGAAATATATTTGGCCAAGAGTTCCGATTGTTCTTTAAACAAGGTCGAAGAATATTCTGTATTGAATTTTTCAATAAATGTTTTAAAAGTAAGATTGTCCACTGTCTTTAAACTGGCTTCTCCATCGCTGTTAGAGCTAAGTTTACCAACAAGGCTTTCCTCCAGCACCAATCTTTTTTTAGTGGGGACCTCGGTATTAAAAACCTGGCTTATGGTTGCTAGAGTCTTATAATTGGGAATAAAGCTTGAGAAAAAAGATTTTCCAAATGCTTGGTTTATTCGTTTAATAATCTCGCTTTGTTCAATGAACAATTGTTTTTTGTCCAAGTCCTCATGAAGCTTTCGAATTTCAAACACCATCTTTTCTGCCATGTGGGGTTTAAGATCGTAGGTCTCACACAACACCTTATAAAGCTCAAGCTCTTTGGCCATCACAGTGTCTTTCTGAAAAAACTCCTTAACCAAAGTAATAACCTTCTCTTTGGTCTGCTCGTTTTTACTTATAATAGATTTCGTGAGATGGCGCATAAGTGATTCATAAATCAGCGCTGTATTTCTCTTTTTATTATGCTTCGACTTCACCTTTGTTCTCCTCAAGTACTTTTAAAAGCTGTTTAATTTCAAAATTTGTTTGTAAAATTCTTTTCTCAGCATCATCATAACTAGTCTGTTTGTTCTCATAAATACTGCCCTTTGCTAAAGACGCCATGTCTTTAAGTCCTGGGATAATAGTCCGTGGACTGAGTTCGGGCATTGTGGCCCTTCTCATGTTCTTTCCTCGACCGGCGGATTCACGACCGTCTTTTGCCGATGGGCGATAATATCCCCCGTTGTTTTTTCGAGTCAGCTTACGTCCGTCAGGGGCTCGAACCGCTATTTTGTCGTTACGATTTCCAGGGGCTGCCAGAAGGGGGGATTCTTCTCCTCCGCCAGCATCAGCTGCTGGCTCTGAGGCTGGGGTCTCTGGAGTGGGAGTCTCCTCTCCTGTATCTCCGGCGGTGTCTGCCAAGCTGGGGACGTCTGCTTCGGCTCCCGGAAGACCCGGAAGGGTTCCGCCGCCGCCTCCTCCGGTGGCATCCACGGCGACTTCGGATTCGGACTGGAGCGCGGCCTCAAACTTTCTATCATAAAACATTTCTCGTTGATTCCGAACAAACTCTTCGTGAGAAATCCCAAATACATGTTGAGCGATCCATCGCTTACTAAAATATCCCTCGGTTGCTGCCGAGGCCACAGTAAATTTTTGATTGAGATGTTCCAACTCTTGAAGCTCTGCAATTTTAGAAGGATTGTTGAGGGATAAGTCGAAGGATAAAAGATCATCCCCTCGATATCCCAGCGTATAGAGATGGATAATCCCTATTTTTTCTAATTCGGCGACGACTGCTCGCTGTAATCTTTGGACTGTTCGAGAAAAACGGACGTCTTTTTGGGCAAGTGTCGTTTTATCCTCTTCTGCCCCTTCGCCCCTAAACATATAAGATTGGGGAATCTTGAGAGCGGCAAACAACTTATCCTTTAAATACTTAATATCATCGATGTCACCAGTGTAAGTTCCACCAGCTAAAGTTTCGACCTTCGAATTAACAGTTCCTCGAACCGGAATGAAATAATCTTCTTCAATGCTCATGGGATTATATCTAAGATCTACTCGGCCAGTGCTGGCGTCGACAACTTGATTTCTTTTCATCTGTGTCATGACCTTTTGCATATATTGTTCCACGTCATCAGGTTGAACTGAGCCAACATCAACATAAAAGACTCTTCGTTCAGGAGATCGAACAATTCGATAAGCCATAACAGCATCTTCTAATAGATTAAGTTGTCGGAATATCCTTCTTGCTGGCTCTAAAACAGATGTTCCATATGGAGTATACTTGTCATTTCCTAAAATACGGAAATGGGCGACCTGCCAGTTCTCGAAGGTCAAACCTCCTGAATTCCACTGAAACTGGACATAGTTTGGGTTTGTTTTGTCCTCCCCTTCCAGTCTTTCAATTTCAGAGGTGGGAAGACCTATAGCGTTAGTCACGCCCACGGTCTCGTCAATGTCCAAATATAAAAAATAATCTCCAAATTTACACATCGAGCGGCACCACCCAAAAAGATTGAATTCAATGTTCAAAATGTTATCGTAGAGATGGTTGAGAATTCCCTTAATCTCTTCGTTAGGGCACTTAACATCCAAAACATCGTTAAAGGCGTTAGACGTAGACATTTCGTCAGCATAAATATCGATGGCAGAAGCAATGATTGGTTCATATTCCATTTGTTCAAAATCAGCATATCTTTCAATTCGATTTTGTCCTGCCATAATGTTCGAAGTTAAATTCTCAAACGGATCGTAAGTTGCTTTTTTAAATTGCTGACCTGTGGCTGATTGAAAATAGTATTTGTCTAATTGTCGGCGTTTTTCTCTTCGTGGGGTCTGCTGCCTGTAATTGGTGAGCGGACCTGACAAAAGACGAGTAAGTCTTTTATACAATGAAGCGTTTTCATTCCTGGGGTTTCTTTTGTTTCTTCGTGCCATTTATATAATTATCCTTTTAATAACCAAACGAATTCTTTTAATTTCCTAGCTTCCTTCTCTGCTTTTCGAGGATCCTGACCTGAAGCCTTATATCCTCTCATCCCTGGAATTGCTGTTGAAATAGAAGTTTCCGCCTTGAACATAGAGTTTAACATAGCTTTCTGATAATTTAAATCTTTTTCGCTCTCAACGAAAACTGTGTCACGAACCCAACACCCAATAGCAAAGGACATAATCAAATCATCATGATAACTTCTCATAGCTTGTGGCCTCCCGCCGACCCATACAAAGGTCTTGAATTCATTAAACAACCTCGAAGAATAAATAGTTACAATTTTGTTTCTTACGAATTCTTCCATCTTAGCGATGATCATGGGTCGAGTTTTTAAAGATGTCGTAAACCCCGGAACTGAAGAATTATGATATTCTGCTTGGGTTTGGTCGATAAATTCGTGAGTCGATTTAATTGAGTGATAGACACTTGGATAGTTCTTTTCTTTCAGTTTCTCTAACACGGCAAATCCAACAGTATTATTTTCTACAACAACCATACAGTTACCAAATTCCCGGCCTGCATCTGCCACAATATTAGAAAAAATATCAGGAGTGACTTTTCCTTGATACTCCCCAACCACCTCCATGGTTTCTAATTTTAAAATATGAAAGACTGAATAATCTTTGCCGTCGCCCCTTGCAACATCTGCCGAAAGCAGGTAAGTGGCAGCGGAATCATAGTTTTCCCAAATCCAGAAATTTCTATCAAAGCCAACTCGATGCTCAGGCTCTCTAACCTCTTGGTGAATTCTGGCGATGTCATCCGGATGGATAACTGTCTCTCCGGAAGTATTAAAGTTACATTCTAACTCTTGAGCTATCTGTCGCCGGGACATATTCCGAGTTTCTTTTTCAAACCACTGAAGGTCTCGATCAGGATGGACGTCCCACATTAAAGTGGTGGGCTTGAAGTCGTTCCTTCCCTGGTCTGACTCAACAAAAGTTTTATGAAACCAGTTTCCCACTCCGTTGGGTGTCGACAAAGCAATACAACGACCACCTGTCGATAAGGTGGGATAAAGACCCGTCCACAATTCCTCCAAGCCGTCGACATGGGCGGCCTCGTCAACAACTAGAAGTGATAAAGCTTCAGATCGGCCCGCATCACCTGATGTGGTCGAAGCCTTAATTTGGGATCCATTGGAAAGTTCAAAACTATTTCTATTATCGATGGAAACATCAGTGATCTTTATCCACTCGGGCAGGTGTTTTATTATGCCCTTTACTTTTTTAACCAAGTTAGCTGCTGTGCCGTATTTGGTTGCCATAACAAGAATGTTCTTGTCTCGATGAAACATCATCAACCAGGCAATATAGGCTGCTGAGACAGTAGAGATACCCAATTGGCGAGCTTTGAGAATGACATTGAAACGATAATCATTAAAGTCCGTAATCAGATCCTCTTGGTAGTCATACAACTTAAAAGGGATCAAACCCTTTAGCGGGTGAGAGATCTTGGCATAGTTATTAATAAAATAAACTGGGTCTTTCCCAGATCTAATAATCTCTTTGGTGATTTGTTGTTTTGTTAACTGAAAGGTCATTCAATTTTTCGGTCTCTTTTTAAATTAACCTGTCGTTCTTTCCCAAAGAAATCCAATCTCTGAACGCCTTGTCCAGCCGATCCTTTGATGGTTCTTCTATCTCTTCGACGCCATCAAGTCCAGCGATCTTGTAGTTACAAGTGGCGATTACCCAACAGCGAATGTTGTTCATATACTCCACTTTAATATCAGATTCGCCAACCTTAGACAAGCCTAGCGAATTTCCTGTAATCTTTTTATATTCTTTTTTGAGATACTTTATAATATCAGCGATATGTTGTTCACAGTCGGACTCAAATTTGTTAGCATTGTGGACTTCTTTGAGGTTGATTTCGGAATGATAAGTGACCATAAGAATGGGGCCACTGACTCGAACCTTAAACCCGTCCATAACTCTTGCTTCCAAGTTCAGATTTCCTCGCTCCCTTTTGAGGCCTGCTGTTTTAGCTTCACCACCGACCAGCGTTCGCTCATCGTGAGAGCCGTCGTGGGCGTCGGAAGCCGCCTGTGAGATGCCCCTTAAAACATCCATAATATCTGCCATGAGAATTCTCCTAAAATAAAGTTACTTTATAAGTAGTCAGTCGTAATTGAATAATGCCGAGTATCTATAAAATCGGTCTCGATACATTTTCGTAAACCAAGTTCACACACGATAGCGCTCTTATTAAACCCTACAATAATCTTGTTTTTAATAATAAAAATAGGAACAGCGTTTAACTTACCCATATAACCGATGCTCTTGGCGAACCGAATCAATTCTTGATGTTCTTTTGGGTTGTCGAAATCCTTTTCAACATAGGTGACGTGATTCGCCTCAAAAAAAGCTTTTGCCTTTTTACACCAACTACACCACGATGTGGAATACATCACAACCCGAGGCTGGTCAACAGGGCTCAAGTCTCTCTTATTTAGAGCCGTGGTCATACACCCCATTGTAGTTAACACCAAAAGTGTGGCTAATAAAACTTGTTTCATTTTTTCCTCTTCTCTTTCAACTCTTTCTTTTCTAAATCTAAAACTTTCTTTGTGACCTCATCTCGGTGATCATAATCAATTATCTGATACATCTCTCTAAGATTTCTAATTGCTTCTCGAAATTTCAATTTATCCTTTTCTATTTCAACACAAATAATACACATGAGCTATTTTATCATTTTTCCCCATCTTTTGTAAAGCTCATTAAGTTTTTGTTCTTCAGACTTGACGTCGGCGTAGCTGGTAGGTAAGCCCTCATCCTCCAAATCTTTTTCACTTCGTTGTGGGTGGTCTTTCATATATTGAAGTACGGCATCGTTCAGTGTTCCCTGGAGTAGCGCTTCGATGTGATCTTTAACTTCATCCTGGTCGATCCATTTAAGGAAGGTTATTAATGTCTCAAGCTCTTCTTCGTCTACCCCAATGGTTTCCCAATATTGTTCATTAGTCATCGTAATGAGGAGGTTATAAGGGTATTCGATATTGGTGCCTCCGGCGCCTTTGTCTCGTTCCTTTGAAGAAAATGGAACCCTCTCTGTGCCGGGAGTTCTAAGATCGATCTTGTCAGGGCGCGCGACAAGTTGGATATCTATCAGTGGAAAAGCGTCAAGCTCTTTATCATCAGCGGCGTCTCGCTCGAATCCAGGAAGATCCATCTGGTCCCAAATGTCGTCGTAACGGGCTTTGATTTCTCCCTCAATTTTATCAAGAGTGATCTCTCCAATAGAGTTGGCAATGTTGGTAACCTGGGGACCACTTATGTTGCCGGCAGATCCCACATCTGGATCTGGCAGCTTAGGGCCGGATAATTGTTGGCCAGAAAAAGTATTTATCATTTGACCGAAGTAAAGCCCACTAATTCCTTTTGGTCGGGCGATGACTGGATCTAGTTCTAACACGATAGTAAATTCTTTTCCTTCCCTGTCATATTCTATATTATTAAGATCAATCTCGTCGAGCTTGTCTTCGAGTTCTTTCAAACCTCCGCCTGTCAAGCCCTGTTCTATTAAAGACTCTGCCACTGTCTCCCAAAAATCAGGTTGTCCGAGAATGCTATCAATATCACTCATTCTATCAAGGAATCTCTCAAAGCCATCAAGGCCCTGTTGTTCGTCGTAATCCGGTGTGAGCCTTATGTTAGCTTCATTATCATAACCGTCGCCCTCGACTTCATCTGGATAAATACCGGCTTGATCTATACCTTTATGAACAGCGTCTGCAAAGTCGTCCATATCAACATTTTCGGGTATATGGAGGTCAGCAAAGTGAGGGTCGTCTGCAGCAATCCTAAAACTAGCATCCCAATACCAAGAGTTTGTGTCGTATTCATCGTAGTTCACATAGATGTTGTTAAACGGAGCGTACTGATCAAACACCTTCAAATAATCATCCCCCTTTGGGCCGGCAGGGTTTTCTTCAGCATGATAAGCGGCTTGGCCCGTAATTTCGCCATAAATTTCTTGAACAAGCTCCTCAAATTTATCGCCGAGAGGTTGGATTTCAAAATCCGTTTCGTCGGAATAAGTGTCTGGGAAGAGGGTCTGAGCAATGCTTAAAACTAGCTCAAACGACTTTCCTGAATCTTGTGGGTCTTCTATAATCTTGGCGATATCATCTTTTGCCTTTTCAGTAGCCG